GCCTGGGTCAGGCGTGCTTCCTTCCACGAAGTAGAAAAAGCCTACCGCATCATAGAAAGTGAGAAGATTTCGGATCTGAACCTGAGTGATTGCAGGATCATATCGAGACTTTGACCATTTGAGTAGGGTATACGCAACGTTAGTCAACGTAGCTGCTGCCCAAGGCTGATCAATCACGAGGTGAGTATCGTCGGTGACAGAGTCAACAAGGATCAGAGAACCCTGAACATAGATAATGTCGCCTTGCTCAGCTTGAGTAGATAGCAAAGTCCCTGCAAATACTGCAGTCGCAGAACCGTTCGTAAGAGTAACGGTGCCTGTATTATAGGTGTCGCCGAAAGAGTTAGACACTATTACCTCCTAAGGTCGATAACGACCATAACACCGCCAGCAGAGTTCCAAGGATAAGTACCAAAGAGCGCTAACGGCTCAAACGTGTGGTTACCTGCAGATAAAGACGATGCGACCCACATGAACGTTGTGCCAGTTTGACCTGCTCCAGGATAAAGTATTGGCCATGAAGGCGAAATAGCCGAGCCATCAACTAATAGCTCGAAGGTAACGCCTCCAGCACCACTGGTGCCTCCAGCAGCTGCCATCACGATAATGAGTGCAGAACCTGACTGTATATTGCAAGTCATAGTACCTGCAAAAGCAGAAACCGTAGACGATCCAAACACATTAGTGTAGATCTTGGTTGCTGCGCCTGCGACGAGATTAGTAATGTCAACTCCGCCAACAGCAATCTCACCTGTTGATATCGAACCTGCTACGATCTTAGAAGCGTCGATTGATCCTGCAGCGATCTTCACTGCCGTTACCGCATTAGCAGCTAGGGCATTAGTGGTTACGGATCCTGCAGCTAATGTATTCGCCGTGATTGTGCCGTCAGCGAACATGTTGCCAGAGAAGACAATACTCGCGACTCCACCAACCGTACCGATATCGAATACCGATATCGGAGTGCCTCCTGTCGTACCTGGTTCTGCAACGATAAAGTGGGACGATATAACCTGAAAGTCGCTTGTTGTTCCGTCGTTGGTAGATTCAAAGCCAGAAACATACCCGTTCACATCAAGTGTAAGCGTGAAGAGCGCATCGATGACGCCAGTCTGCGTCGCAATAGCTGTTGCGTTAGTGGCTACGCTCGACGTTAGAGTACCAAACTGTGCTGTCACAGTTGTTTGATACGTTGCGAAGGCTGCCTCGTCATTTGCTACTGTCGATGCTAACGTCTCAACCGTAGCCGCAGCCGTGCTCGCTGTAGACCTGAGTTGGTTAACCTGAGTTTGCTTAGCTGCGTCGTCCTCAGCTGCAATAGAGGCAATCTGTTGAACCACAGCAGTAAGATCAGCTAGTGATTTAGTTAGCTGGTTCGCAACGTAGTCGTGTAGTCCTGCAGTCATATTATCGATACTGACGAAGGGACTATTCATATCAGGAACAGTCACATCGACAAACGACCAAGGACCTTGGATCGCACCGACGCCAGCCACTCTCAATCTCAAGTTGGCGAGAGAAACGATTGCAGCAATATTTGGAGTCTGGATATTATCGCTCAGCGTTACCCAAGACGTTCCTGCATCATAGGAAACTTGAGCCCGATAGAACACTGCTCCTTTTGCTGGCCACCAAGACGCTGTCACTTTAGGAGTCGAAAAGTCAGATATGAAATTAGCGACTAGATTAGTGATGATAGGAACACGAGGATCGTTATAAGATGGAGGAGTCGGGAGTACAGGGACATCGCTGTCAGAATCATCGTGGACAGCAAGAGAGTCCGCAACGAGTTCAAGTGAAACCTTGTCTCCACTAGGTTTGCCCGACAAGACAATACATTGCTTCGACAGATTACTCTGGAGACCCCAAACAAATGACGGAGGTTCTGCCCCATCTAAACGAGCTAGTGCATCCTCAATAGTATAGCCTACCCCAGTTTCAACCGTACCTAGGTCGGTAACATCCAACGTGATCTGATTGCCAGAACCTCCTAAAGTCCCCATTACAGGGCCGAAGTAACGGCCTCGCTTGTCTCTTAGCTCGATATAATGTTGCCCAGATTCGCTGGTTAAGTTGCGATCCAGAGTAAGAACGTGCGTACTTGAATTGTAAGAGACAATCTCTCCGGAGACTCCCCACTTCGAAGGAAGCTGAGACTGCACCTTAACGACACTGCCGAAAGATAGGATACGTCCATCATGCTCAGTGTCGAATCGCACCTTCACGCGACGTAGCTGAGACTGCTTGTACCAGAATTGCAACTCTCTATGAACGTGAGTAGGATCCGTAACGCCATCAAGCTGTATCGTTGCAGGAGCTTGAGCTACAAACGTCGGAGGATTATTCTTAGGATACTGTAGCTGCGCAGGCTCCCAAGTATTCTCGTTCAGGAACTGCAATTGGACACTATCAACGTTATCGTCGTCGTTGATTTGGTAGTCAACCTCTAGCGTGCCTCGAACGATCTGTTGATCGCTAATCAGCATCTGTGGGATAGCTTGCCATTCGTCCCTGACTGCAGACAATACATCCCCGAGCCAACGAGTCTTAGCTCTGTTGCTAGCAAGGATCTTATCGAAGGCTTCTTGGAAGGTGATTGCAGAGTCAAAACGATAGTTGAAAGCGTCGCCACGAGTATCAGCAGCAGTTGCCTGGTCAACAATCGTTTGGAAGTCGATCTTACTAACTGGCCATTGAGCCCCGTAGTTTGCGTTTGTGGCTGCATCATAAAATGCCCACCAAGCATTCTTCGTGGGCTGTTCAACGAAGGCAGAACCATTCCAAACGGGTAAGATCCTCTCTTGGATTACGCCAAACTGGTGCGAACCATTCTCTGAGAGCTGAGACGTTGCAAGCATTCTCACGCCGACAACAGCACTATCAGCATACGTGTTGGCAGCGACAACATACGAACGAAGTTGCTGCCATAGAACCACGTCTACGTTGTGCTGAGTATCGGCAGCAGGCCCTGGATTACGATGTACCCTAACTTGATAACGTCCGTTAGGCAATGAGAGATTGGCTAGAGAGATAGTGTACGACTCTCGGAAAGGTTGATTCGTGTTCAGGGTGAGATTATCAGTTACTGCCTGTACGACACTTCCAATAGGAGTACCCGAGTCATCTATCTGTTGTATGTCGACGAATAGATGGCAGGAGATCGCAAACTTCGATCCATCGTTACCATCAGTACCTTGTAGTCCTCCAGGAAATAGGAAGTCAACTACGATCGAATAGATAACTGTCCCCGGAGGATTAGCAGCGAAGAACCCGATGAAGTTCGTGTCAACGAGTTCTTGTCCGCTAACTTCAGATGCCGTCGTGACGTTCGCCGGGAAGAGTGTAAATGGATCTCCCGGCTGGCAGATCTGGACTTGGACGTTCGTCCAGCCAATAGATCCTGTGACATGGTCCCACAAGATAGTATCGTCAATCAGGATCTGCTCGACGTTATACTTACCCTGCCCTAAAGCCAATATCACGTTGAGATATGCATCATTACCAACATAATCAGTCCAAGGCAAAGATGCATATGGAGGAGTCTGCTTGAGTCTACCATATTGCACTGGGATCGTCTGGAAAGGATTTGCAGTATTCCCAGACGCAGTTAGAGTATAAAGCTGACTGATGGGAGCTGAATCGTTGGAGGCTGGCTTTGGTAATAGGAAGGTAGAGATCAGATAACCGCCAGCAAGTGTGATACCTGCAACAGTCGCAAAGTACCCAAAGGTACCAGATGCAAACATTGCGCCAGCAGCCCAAGGAGCAAATGCTGACAGTGCAATCACTGCGACTAAGGCGCCGACTTCCATGGCCTTCGAAGCACCGGAACCGCCGCCATAAGGACGGGAATAGAACAGCACTCTATCGCGGCCGGTAATAGTAGTAGTCTGCCACTCCTTTCGCATAACAGGCAGACCATTACGGACGCAGATCGTAGGCAGGTGGAAGTCCCAGTCCGCACGCTCTAAGAACGATGCGATACTCTCGCCTTCAAAAGCAAATGCTCTTGTCTTCTCATAGCCAGGCATAACAAGATGCTTGACGGTGAGAACTTCGTCGTCACACAAGAGGCTCTCTAGTGGGGGTCTCTCTACTTTCATCGCGGTTCATAAAACCTTAAACGTGACCAGCCATTCGATTTGACGACTTGCAAGGACTGAAAGATCACTCCTACATTCTCGTCTGCATGGATTATAGAACGCTCGAAAGCACAATACACTCCACAGTGAGCCGGTTGAGTCATCCTCGCCATCAATACCATTGCGCCATCTAAAGCATTCACTAATCCGTTACTCGGTTGCAAACATTCTATCCAGTTTCCGAGCTCAGGATGTGTAGTAAACTGTTCGATCATCCAACCCCAGTTAGCTTTCTCAGGCACTTCAACGTTAGGAGCTTCCCTTCCATACAAGTGCTTCTGTACGTATACTGCTAGATGCCAACAATCAAACTCGTCAGGTCCTCGAGCATTCTTCCTATATGGCCTACCAATTAGGCTGCGAAGAAACTCGTCGCGAGCGTCGGTGGAGCTAGTTTGAAAGGAGACCTGGGAATTCGTCATAGGTGAACACCTTATTCGGGAATTTCAGGTTCGACAAGTTCTTTAGCTGTGCAGTACCTTCTAGCCTCGCTTGTTTGACGGTAATCTTCTTGATGACAAATTGTACAGGACCAAAGCAGGGCTCCGTAAAATCGTCAGAGCGATATTGACGATAGATACAAGTCATATCAGCACGGACAGATACAACAGCATCAAGATAAGGTGTAATCTCGTCTCCAACACCATCCACAGCTAAAGTACACGTAGGCGTTTGGCCTTCTGCGAACTCGGGAAGATCGTCAGTGAATGCGATAGCCTTGAAGACTACGGCTTCGCCGCCATTGAGAGGCGCACCTGCTTCAAGAGTAAAGGTCTGGTCATTAGCTGTGCCGTTCACCGCCCGCACACTGAAGGGCCCTGTAATATCGTCCACAAACTCTGGGTGTATCAACTCAATCGTATGATACACCACGAGTCCTGTAGGATTCGATGCTTCAGCTTCCTCCCAAGCAGCTGTCCAAGGTTCTCCGGTCATGGATATATCCATAATACTAAAGTGACTTGCACATATAGTGGTGGCTGTGGCGTCTTCTGATACGGCTTTGAGAATTGTACTGTACGAGACTCCATCGAAGCCCCATTCCAAACATTCATCGTGAACCTCGCAGCCCCGTTACCAAGAGTAGTCTTGACATAAGTCTCGAATGTGGCAAGTTGGGCTACAGTAAACATGATATCGAACTGGCGCTGTGCTCGTCCATCACCAGGTTGAGTACGAGCACGCATATTACCTCCATCCA